ATGCAACAGAAGAACTCAAAGCATTAGAAGAAGCAAGAGAGACTAAGAAGAAAGAAATTCTTGCTGGTTTCGATAGAGACCTTGCAGATGCTAAAGAATTATTAGATGCAGAAACAGAAGTACGTAAAGAATACAACGATAGAATTAATGACAAGTTCAAAGAGTTATCAGATGATGCTGGTAAGTTCGGTGCATTCTCAGATGGTATTAAGAAACTTACTGGTTTCGACATCATGGGTCTTGCTGATAGTGTTGTAGAGAATGTTAATGCATTTGGTAAGATTGTATCATTAGGTAAGAACGAAGATTTAGCAGGAAGTATACTCGAAAGTATACAAACCATACCTAATCAATTCAATGGAATGGTAGAAGGAATCAGTAAAGGATTCTCCGACTTAGGTCAAAACATAGGTGATGGATTTAACAGTTTCAAAGAAGGTGTAACAAACTTCGGCACATCAATTAGAGAAAGTGCAACTGCAATGATTGATGGTGCAAAAGAAATGGGTGGTAAAGCACTCGCATTTATACAGAAGGGTGCAACTGCATTCATGGCAGGAATGAAAAGTGTCGGTAGTGCAATGTTGAATATGGCAAGAAATATGATTGCGGCTATTACACCTATGGTCGTAGCAGCAGCCGCATTCGTAGGTGGATTACTTGCAACAGCAGGTTCCATGTTATTAGCAGCAGCTCCATTCATTGCAATCGGTCTCGCAATCACAGCCGCAGTCGTTGGACTGGTCATGGCATTCATGCATTTCTATGAAAACGTAGAATGGTTTAGAGGAACTATCGATTCTATTGTTGGATTTGTAAAAAATATAGGACAATCAATCTTTGATATCTTCTTAGGATTTAAAGATATGATTGTGGGTATCTTCACTGGTGACTTTGATATGGTCATGGAAGGACTCAAAGGTATCTTTGGTGGTCTATGGGATTTACTCCTCGCACCGTTTAAAGCAATCGGTGACTTCTTTAAGAATGTATTCGACATAGACATCGGTAAGATGTTAAAGAGTTTTGCAAGAAAGATTCTGCCTGGATGGTTAGCAGATAAATTGTTCGGTAAAGAATCAGATGAACCCATGAGTAATGCAGAAGCAACGCAAGTTAGTGGAGAATCTCCAGCACCTAAGAAAGCACTAGAAGACGAAGACACCCAAGAACTTCTCAATAGAAGAAAAGCAAGAGAAGCGATGGCTGACAAAGCACAAGCTATCATCGATAACCGTGAAATGGAAATAAACCGTGCTATGCAAGGTGACGTTCAAGTCAACGGTAGAACGTTAGAAGGTGATGAGAAGAGAACATATCTAGAACAACAAGCAGACCAAGGTAGATTCGATGAAGACAAAGACGGTAGAGGTCTAACTACTGAACAACTTCGAAATGTCAAAGATAGACAAGATATGAAAGCCATGGAAATCCAAGGCGAGTTAGACACTAGAAGAGACTATCTCAAGAAAGGTGAATACGGTGAGTACACTGTTGAACAAGACCCTACAGGTGATGATGAAGACATTAAGGTTTATGCAGATACTGGTGATAGAGTTAAGACTGCAGAAGAATTAAGAAAAGAAGCAACTGAAGGTATGGGTCAAGGTATGAGTGTTAACACTGCGAATAGTGTCACAAATAATAGTGCAACAACTAACACTACAGTTAACCAAACACCTAGAGCATCAGATGATGACACTGCAAGTAAATACTCTGCAGTACCTACTTACGGATACGGTTAATCTAACTTATCGTAGTGTTTACTTTTTCGAGGTATGACTTTCGTCTTATCTTTATGAACTTGAGTAAGTCCATGTGAGGGTGTTTCTTTACGAACTTTTATTTTTGGCTCTTTCTTACCAAAGATTTTTTCCCAGTTATCGGCATATAGTTTTTCATTAGAGTCCCTTCTCTTAGAACCCTTACCACCATGCCAATTACTCATCTTCTTCTATAACCTTTGTTCTGTTGCTTTAGTAAGTCTAACTTTTTACGTCTTTTGAGTCTATTGTTTTTCTCATTACGTTCAGTAGACGGTTTGACATAGTATTGTCTATCTCTGACTTCTTGAACAATACCAGCACGTTCACATCCTTTTTTGAACCTTCTTAACATTCTATCGAATGGTTCAACTTGATTAGTCTTTCTATGTCTTCTTGGTTTTACTTCCATAATATATCCGTTAGTTAAAAGTGTGAAGTCGCCCCGACTCATTACAGCATTCCCGCTCTTCACCGATACTCCCGCCTTTGACCCCGAGTACCTTTCCCTTACTGACTGACCCCAAACACCACACGTCGCCAGTTCGATGTTGACCATTCATTGGACACATAATATATGTCAACATCCCCGATTACAGAAACTAGTCTTGTGCTAGTTTCTTAAAGTAATCCATCGCATCGTCATCATCGGAACTACTTAGTGATGAATCTGCTGATGAGATTACAGGTTCGTCTGCAACAGACTCTTTGTTAACGTCTGACCAAGGCACTTCGTCTAGGTCTTCTGCAACTGACTCTGCTGTAGAATTACTTACTGAACCAGTTAGTCCAAGTACTCTATCGAGTTTCTCTTTGAGTTCCTCGTAAGTCTTGAATTCACTTGGTGCAATAACGTCTGATAAAGAATATGCTGAATTATATATAGTATTCAACTTTTCTTCATCATCAAAAAGAGGAGCAACTGAATCGAACTCTGACTTGTCATAGTTCCAGTAACCATCCACTTTTCTAATCTTGATTTTGAAGTTCGCACCTTCCCTTAAATCAAATGGGTTGATTGCTTGTTCATCTTCAAATGCTGGTGAGATAGCTTCTTTGAGTTGTTCAAAGATTTTCTTACCATATCTATACTTAAACACTTTCCCTTCGTTGTCGGGATTCTTTGGGTCTGAAACAACATAGACGTTAGAAACATAATGAAGTCTACGCTTCTGTTTTCTAGCAATCTCTTTGTTTGCTTCAATACCAGTATTCCACAACGCTGAGTTGTATTCAGACACTGGGTCTTTTTTGTTAAGAGTAGTCAAAGACTTCTCGATGTACCATCCGCCTGGGCCTTGGAAACCGTGGTCGAAGTATGATACCCATGGCATCTCTTCACCCTCGGGTGTAGGCAAGAAACGAACTACTGCAAAACCATTACCAGTTTTATCCAGTTCGGGTTTCCACATTGAGTCGTCAGCGTATGATTTTTTTTCTCCACCTGATTGGGGAGTTGCAGACTCCATAGCCTGTCTGAGTTTATCTAAAGATGTTTGCATTGTATTCTCCTATTGTATTAAACATTGTATTGCATCTTATTATGAGATTCTAGACCTTCGCCTAGAATCCACCTATCTTCGACATTAAATCGAGATATAATATCATTATACTCTATAATGTCATATCCACCAAGGGGGTTTTTGAAAAAAACTTCCACTTTTGGATACTCTTTATTTATGTATTCTAGCAGTGCAATAAATTGTGCTTTTTGCACATCACCTACACCAGCATCCCTATCGTAAGTGTCACGATAGTTATGTTGTCCTTCGAATACATTACTGACATCATTAAACTGTAATGAGTCAAAACCTATGAGACAAATCTGTTCATGTCCATGTTGGACTGCATAAAATAAAGCATACATTCCACCCATTAGATTCTTACCTAGGGGGTGAGGGTATGTTATTAGATTGTCTCGATACTTACTGTTGTATCCAGTAAGATAAAATTTACCGTCACAAGCACCTGTAGTCAATTCAGATTGAGCGACAAAAAAATCGTCATCTTCTTCTACATGTTCTACGACAGGCATATTAGAACCCATCTTCATAAGATACATAGCATCGATGGGTAAGTCGTTCCACTCCATGACACACACTTTATTGTTCTTGTAATATCCACTTGCAACAGCAGAGTGTTGAGGATACACATCACAACAAAATAGAATGTCGGGTGCATACGTTTCGTGAATCATATTGAATCCCCACCATTGAGGTAATTCAAGTAAGTCCACACCTTTTCTTGATGGGCCGTTTCCAACTAAGTAGAGCATAATTCTATCAACTTTCCTTTAAACTTTTTGTGGTCGTAATCAACAAATGCTTTGTACTTGTTGATACGAATCATAACATCGGGATAGACAATCTTCTCTTGAATCAATCTCTCCCAGTCCTTGGTGAAACCAATTATCTCATCCATGATGCATATGGTTTCTAGTGATATCTTTTTAGCAAGAAACTCTTTTAGTAACACTGGGTGTTGTCCGTTCTTTACTTCTAGAACTTTCTGAATAGACTTCTTACGTAAGACATCAGCAACTTCGGTTTCGAATAAGTAGGATAACTTTTGATTTCTTTTCTTCCAATCCTTGTAGATTCGTTCACACTCGTTGTCTAATAAATCTCCTGCCCATCTATCCTTAAGGGATAGGTTTGCTATATAAAAATCTTGTAAGTCGTGTTTGTAAGTCTTGAACAACTTACCAAAGTGATACTTGTCTTTTCTTTTTAGAAATGAGTTGATGTCACTCTTTACCTTTCCATTGTACTTGACGAAGTCATAGTCCTTAGTATGGAAGTGTAACTTTATCCCAAGATAAAGAGTGTAAGCATCGTATCCTTCACGACTGGTCATTAAGTTACAATCGATGGCTTAGGTGGTGTGACAATTTCCCCAGTTGCATCTTGGAATGCATTAGCAACTCCGTCATTCGTAGGAACCACGAATACATAACTATCGAAGGTAGCTTCTTTTGCATTCTCTTCACCAGTAACTGCAATTCCTCTCGCAAATCCCATTTCTCCATTCTCGGGATTACGAATAATCATTTTAGGATTGATAAGTGTCAAAGGTGTTACACTTTTTAACTTACCAACATATTCACCACTCGATGTTACGACTGTAACGATATCATTTTCTTTCATAATTAATCCTTATAAAAACTTGTGATAGTCCCTTGTGAGGTATTACCACGGTCTATTAAATTTAATTGTTGTGCTTCCGCCTGAAGTTTCTCCTTCAGTGGTTGCGATAACAATCTTTTTGCAGACTCGGGTTCTAAACCGTTGTCTTCGCAAACTCTTAAGATAGCACTCATAACATCGGAACCTCTTCCACGTGTTACAAGTCTTTCCACTTGTTCTGTAAATTCTTTTTTACTAATCATCGGTAAGCTCGAATTCGTACTCAGTACATCCTTTCCTATCAGACCACCAATCTATATCTTCCTCATCAATACACTCTGCTTCTAACATTTGGTCATGACAAATATCGTCTTTCTCATCATCACCAGTTGAACCTTCTGTAATGTATAATCTAAGGTCTTCTTCTGAGATTATTTCTTCCCCATCCCAATTAGTAGTTGAGGCTACCATCGTCTTTTTAACAAAGACTTGATGAGATTCATTTCTTATAAATTTTACTTCTGACATATTAAAACCTCAAGTTATATCTGTTATCGGGGTCGACTTCATCTACCTGTAAAGGTAAACCAAAGAAGTGTTCTGCATCCCATGAGTCATAATTGTTTTCCCAAAACCAATCGTGTCCTTCTTCTTCGACACCTTCTTGGATTGCTGCTTCGTCTGCCTCACTTCCTTCTGCAAGATGAACATAAACATCTTGACCACACCCATCAAAAGATTCTACAAATTCGTTCTCTTCGAACTCGCAAGGTTCCATATCACCTTCTGCATCATCTGACATATATGCTTCTAAGGTTTCTTTCTCTTCCTCGTTAGTTACTTTGATGATATAAGCACCACTTCTCCATAGTGTTTCAACAACAACTCTATCTTCACTATCATTGTCCTTGAACACTTCACGTTCTACATACGACTTTTTAAATTTCGGATAAATCGTATATTCTTTTCCGACTTCAATTTCCATACTATACTCCATAAAGATTTCTATATTGATTGCGAAGTTGATTCAACTCCTCAACATGATTTAAGGGGTCACTTCCAAATATTTGGACACCACCACCTTCAACAGCAACCACAGCAATAATCTGTTCTACAGGCGCACCAGTAAGTTCCTCTACCATAACTGCATACGCAGTCATCTGAGTGTACCATGGTTTTGCCATGTGTTCTTCTTTATACTTACTACTTGTCTTGAAGTCTACAATAGTAAGTACATCATCTACGATTCCTAGACAATCCACACGTCCTGCCATTTCTAAATTATGTGACCATAAAGGACACTCTAAGGCAATCGGTACAATCTCATCTAGATATGGTTGTACTGCATTGAACATACTCTGTTGGAGTACGTTGTCAAATTCTATGTCTTCTTCAGCACGAAGATATGTCTCAAATAAATCGTGCATCTTTGTACCACGTTTTGCGGCTTGTGTTGAAATCTTGTTTGCTGTTTCTTCACCAACTCGTTTTCGCCAGAGTTTGATGTGTTCACGTGTTAATAATCCAGTTACAGTTGTGACACTAGGGTACTTTTCACCTGTAGGTGTTGTGTAAAATCTCTTCCCATCTACTTGTTCTGATTTGACATCGAGTCCATCAAGTTCACCCAAGTGATATGGGAAATCACTGTTCATTTCAAATGTGTAGTCCATAATTTATTTTACTTCTTTCTGCTCTGAATGTCAACGTGCTTTTTGATAACTTCTCTAGTCTTAACTTCCTTGGCAGATTTACGATGATACCTTTCACCCATAGGTGAGTCCACATGTTTAGATGCGATGTTATTTAATACGTCACCGAAACCACCATCGGTTCTCACACGGTCACCATGACCACCTACTATTTGTGGTGCTCCGATTCGTTCTTTAACTTCGGGGTGTTTCTTTAGATACTTAACCTTGTCGTCATACTTCATGAGCATGTCATAGACTTCATTGGTTTCGGTATTTTCAAACGTATACATTGGCATATCAAGCACTCATAAAATTAGGGACAGGTCTGTTAGTCCATTTTGCAAAGTCTTTTTTGTAGACTGCATAGTATTTATGGTATGCAGACAAAGAGTCATTTTCGACTTTGACATCGTCAGGCATACACTGAGGTGGTTGAGACCATTCACCTAGTTTAATGTTTTTAGGTAATTGATTAAGAAGGTCTCTGAGTTTCTCATCGGTCATGTGAACCTTACCATATCGATAAGTGTATTCGTCACATAGGTTAACAAACATATCATAAGCATACTGATACTGAATCGCATTCTCTCTGACCCAACGTGTAGATGGGTGATTGATATGTGATGCTTTGTAGAGAACACCATCCATGTTTGAGTTAGGTAATCTCCACCTTTGAATTCTACGTCCACTGGATGCATCGGTGTATTGAGTTCCGTCCAACATCCTATGAGCAGTCGACAACATCTGAGCATACTCGATAATCATTTTGACAACGTGTTTGTCACAATGAAGTGTTGCAGATACTTTGGGTTCTTCGTGTAAGTAAAATAAATTCATAGTTCCATTATCTCTTGTAGATAGTTCTCTACATTTTTCCACGATAGATATCCGAGGACATCACCAGTTATATCTGTAGTATAATCTAAATCTCCCTTTTCGTCAAGGTCAAAATTTAAGACAGCAAGTTCCCATAGTCCGTCTTTACCACCATAACTGTAATCGTGTTTGATTACACTTGCACCGTATCCGTTAGGAAACTCGTATACGTGTTGAACCCCATCGTGGGGGTAGTTTGTTTCTTTTAAAAATTCTCTCATTTGTAAAATAGATGATTGTTAATAACTACAGTCTCATTCAATGAGTCTGCCCAATATGGATAAACACTATCTGCATGATAGTGTGTTGCACCTTC